TATTGCTGAACATTTGCTAGAGCATCCTAATTATTTTGATCTGGATTTCTCGCAATATGATAAAAGACTCCATGCGCAAGTTATGCGTACGGCATTTAATATCATACGGCGAGTTATTCAGCGTAAAGCACCAGATGACTGGGATGAAGCACGAAGAGTGCTAGGAGAGATGAGTATAGAAACTTTGGTTGTAGATTACGACACAATCTACAAGACATCTCGAGGTAATAAGAGTGGTGAGTATCTTACCACTATTATTAACTCGATAGTGAATGATCTATATTCATTTTATTGTTGGGTTAAACTAACAAAGAAGAAAGATTTTTATCAATTCCGGGTGAATGTAAGAACTGTTTCATTTGGAGACGATAAAATAGAGTCAGTATCAGACAAATTCTTTGAGATTTACAATTACAAAAATTGTGAACAAGTCTTAAAGGAGATTGGTCATGTGATAACACCAGGAGGTAAAACAGGAACATCGAACGTTAGTTCGATCGACGATCTTGAGTTTTTGAAAAGACGGTTTGTCGAACACGGCAGATGGTTTTATGCACCACTTAAGAAAACGTCGATAGAATCACCGTTCGTTTGGTCCTCAATACCCGAAAGCGAATTTGAGATTTGGTATGGTCTAGTGGCAGAAAATCTGTATGAAGCAAGCTTGTGGGGTCGCGAATACTATTATGAGTTTAGAAATAAGCTCAGACGGGGCGACAACGTAAAGCTAGTTGAACATCTAGCACCATTGCTAAATCGGAAGTTCGAAGAAGTAGAGAATGCTTATGAAACTCGATATGTAACGCGAGAATCAGGTATACGTGATTATGAGCAATTCGAATGATACTGAATTTGGAGAGTATGTTTTTCAGAACGATTTAACGACTTTCGAGGCGTTAAGTAAGTTAGACGTCACAAGCGTGGGTCGAGAGGTGGCTGATCTGCAGCGGGAGTTAGCTCAAACGCGATCTGAGTTGAGTGATCAGGCTGTAGCATTAGACAATCTAACGGCAAGAGTTAATACT